ATTTTAAAATGTCTACAAACGTTAATGATAATCAAGACGATGTTCCAAGAACTAGCAAGATTAGCAACTTGTTTCATAAGACGCGTCCCTCAAAATACCGAGTGACCCCGCAGAAACCTGGAGTAATTAAACGTTTCGCTCGAAAACTACACTATGAATTCATCAAGAAGAGTGTTAGGAAAGTTTCCAAGGCAATTGAGAATCGCATTGTGCGCTCTGCCGATCTGAGACGCGTTATCGATCACAAGATTCGCGACATTCCATTACTCAGGTCGTCAATCGGCCACACTCATCCCAATTGCGCCGGCGAAAGAACCGCCGTCACGTTGTTCATGCAAGAACTTGCCAAACAATGTGCTTACGATCCTTACACTGTTAGCATGAGCAGCCCCGACCAGCTTAACGCCGAAGAGGGCAGCCGCTACTTTTTCTGGGCAAAAGATTTCGCACAAGAAATGCGCGATGACCCGATTAAGGCTAACAGCTTGTTGATATTCACTGATGTAGACTTCCACGTTGACATGAACAAATATTTGAAGATGTTTAAACCAATGTTGATATACACCATCGTACCAACATCCGCAGGACACCGAGAAGAAGAATTTGAGTACTTTTTCAAGGACAACAAGATACACTACAAGGTGTCCGGCGGTAGTGATTACTGTCATCAAATATGGGATTACAAAGGAGATGTCGTCACTGTCGTCGACAAAAACAAGAACCTCCTTTGTTATCATATCACGCAGCACGCACTCAAAAGTTCACCACACCGTAGAGTCATAAGCATATTGCCTTTCGCCAGTGTCCCCTATCCATATTACGAAAATATACCACAACAACCGCTTGTTCGTAAGACTTACAACAGCAATGGTGTTAGTTTTATAGATAGCACACTGGACGATTCAATTTCGCTTGCACTCGAAGGTAGCATTGAATCAGTTCGCATCAGACGCAAGATGCTTGAAGCCATCAAGATCCGTATGGGTACAAGCAATGTTCTTGAGAAACCTGGTGACGTTGAATTCATGCTCTATAAGACCAGTGGAGATAAAGCAGACGTGGCAATCGACTCATGCCTACTGTTTGAAATTTTGAAGCGTCAAGCCGTTATGACCAACAATGTTGTCGCGACCACATCAATAGCGACACACTACCAACCTGTTGGCCCACTTGTTCATGAAGAGGTCAAAGACCCAAGTCAGCTCATAACATCACCCTTAGTCACAAAACCAGCCTTGTTTCCCGCACAAACATACAATGCGGAAGTAGCTGCGATCTCTGGGAGAGTTGACAAGCCTCGCAATGATGTGAAGATGCCCTTAGCGTATCAAAATTATGGCCGTGAATTTGCCAAACTTATGATACCAGATAATAAAATCCATCAAGGCCGTCCCATCACCATCGCGGAAGTTAAGCATTTGCAGAACAAGCCAATGCAACGAGCAAGGACTCGAGAAATTGAGCACCTCATCGGTGTAGAACCGAGGAATAAATTGCGGAGCTTCATTAAAAACGAAGCTTATTCAGCACCCAATGACCCACGAGTCATAACCACCAATGCCGCAGCCTTGACATTGCGAATGTCGGCTTTCACGTACGCCGCAAAGGAAGATTTCCTTAAGAAGTGTCCATTCTATGGACCCGGAAAGGCGCCGCGCGAAATACACGATCGTATGCGAGAATTTGGTGAAGAGGGATTTGTCATCACAGATTACAACCGATTTGATGGAAGCATAAGTCGAGCTTTGCAACAGCTTGTCAACAAGATTTATCTTCGTTGGCTCAACGACGGTTCGGACGCAGACGAATGGGCAGCAATGTTCAGACAAGTCTTCATCCAACGTGCATTCACGAAGAAAGGTTACGCTTACGACCCAGGCTATGGGACTCGTAGCGGATCACCAATAACAACTGATGGCAACACGATGATTAACGCATTTATATCCTATTGCGCCTTACGAGATATGGGCTTTCCCGTTGAAGAAGCCTGGTCAAAGCTAGGATTGTATACAGGAGATGACGGCCTCAACCGAAATATACCAGGTATGGCTGCCGCAATGACAGCAGCCGTCGCCGCCATGGGCTTGAATATCGACATCGCCCAGACACTCCCGGATGAATCAATAACATTCGCTGGCCGGACTTTTCCACGTCCAATGACTTCATACACAAGCCATCAAGACATCAAACGCACATTGCCAAAACTGCATGTGTCCTCTAACAAGAGTGTAACACCCGAGATTGCTGCTTACAACCGTGCAGCTGGGTACTACGTCACTGACGCTAGAACACCACTTGTCGGAACGTGGGCACGCAAGGTATTGGTCAATTGTAAGAAGATCAAGCTTGTTGAAGACAACGCGGAGAATCTAGAAGCATTATTAGCCAATTCCATGACATCAGAAGAACGCTTTAAAATTGCTAATGGATCCTGGCCGCAGGACAATCCCGAGCTTATCCGACAAAGTGTTGCGGATATTCTGAACATAACCAATAACGAGTTAAACCAGCTAGAGTTGCAAATCCAAGCTGCCGAAGACCTTCACAAGTTGCCGGTAGTCTGGGACAACACTGATGAGTTTAAGCCAAAACTCACATCACTCGTTAATGGAGAATTGCTCAGGCCTCATGTAAAATCAGAACCATGCAAAACGGAAAGCAAACCAACCAACAACAGCTCGACGCCTCAGCCTCAAACTGGAAGTATACCAAAGGCCGCCAAGACTTCGTCAGGAAAATCAACGAAATCAGCGCCAAAGCCAAAACCTTCCAACAAAAAGGCTCAAGCGTCATCGCAAGCGCAAACCAAGACCAAATTGACGGCCTCACCGAACAGCTCTGGTCCTGCCTCGTCGACTTCAAAGTCACGAGCACCAAATCGGAACGACAATGCAACGAGCGCCCCAAACGCCAAGCCAAACGTCGCCGAGCCATCGCCACCCCCGAAACGGAAGAAGACCCAACTCCAAGAGGTGACGGAGCTGCTGAAGAAGCTCAACCCGAGTCTGACCGACCATCAAGTGAAAACTCTGATCGAGAATAACAATCCTCGACAAGAACGCTATTAAGTCTAAGACATCTAAAATATGTGAATACACACGCTACGGC